GCAGGCCGGATCACACCTCGTCGACGGTGACCTCGAAAACGCCTGCTGTTGGGCGCCAATCGTGCGTTTGTGCGGGGTCTGTGTTCTCCACCAGTGGCCCGCGCCCGATCTTGGTGGGCTGCTGGAGCAGGCACTCAGCGCCCGCATCGAGGTGGTCGTCGGGCTGCGTACTCACTGCCGGGTTCCAGTTCTTCATCTGGCTTTCCACCTCGTCGAGCACCGACACGTGAGCCCACAGATAGCCGCCCGACAAAGGCGCCTCAAACGCCCCCAGGATCTTGCGGTTCTTGTTGGTGCTGGTGTGCTGCTCAGACACGCCACAGCGCAGCCTGCGAGCCTTCAGGGCGCCCTTGAGCAAGTTCGGCGCATGCGTGCCCACGCCGTTGGTTTCGATGGTCACACGCGGGATCTGCAGGGCCTTGACCAGATCACAGATCTGCATGACCTGGCCGCCGATGATCTTGCCGTTGTCGTCGAGCTCGGCCACTTCGCCGATCAATGGTGCGGCCCGGTGCCAGTAGATGCGCCCAGCCTCGTCTTGCAGCATGAGCGAGAGCGCGCTCGTGTCGCTGTTGATCTTGTTGCCCGCTGGATCCCAATGGCACGAAGCTGTGACGATCCGCACTTTGCCCAGCCACATGACGTTCTCGCCGTTCGATGGCCTGAATGTGGGCTCGATGTCGTAGGGCACCAGCTTGTCGGGGTTCAGGCGCGAATCGGTGATGGGCTTGGCTTCGAGCATGTATTGGCTGTCCCAGGCGTTGAACGTGCGGGTTTCCTTGCGGCGCTTCTCGATCTCCACCCGCGTGAAACGCTTGGGCCATGCGCACGTGCTGCAGATGTCCACCGCCGCGCGTGGCGTCTTGCTGAACACCACCGCGCCACCCTTGAGCACGTAATCGACACCCTCGACCGCCATGCGCGCGTGCTTGTAGATGCCCACCATGACATACAGGCCGTCGGCACCGATGGGGAAATCGAACCGATACCGCCCGTCCTTGGGTGGCTCGGTGAAGCGCTTGGCGTGCTCAAACAGGGCGATCTTGAGCACTGCGGCGCCTGCCTCAATGCGCTCGGGGTAGATCGAGTCATGCGCGTGAGGTGTGCCGATGTAGGTCTTTTGCGCACCAGGCACCGCGATGTGCGTCGATTCGCTGATGCGGGTTCGCAGCTTGAGCCGGGCCTCGGGTGTCTCGATGTTGCCGGGCACCTCCACGTCGTCGAAGTCCACCGCATCGGCACGGGCACCAGTGGCGTTCTTGTTCACGCCGTTTGCCCGCATGGAGGCGTTGCGCGCATCCCTCGCGCCGATCACCCAGAACCGTTTCGCGCCCGGCTTGGGTGGCAACATGCCTTGCGTCAGCGGGTGGTTTCGCAGCACGTTGATGGTGTCGGCCGTCAACATGCCCGCCGTGTCGTTGTCCGCTGACCAGACCAGGGACTTGTGTTGCCTGTCGCGGTACAGCTTCCAAGCCTTGAACACGGCATAGATCGTGGACTTGGCCGCCCCTCGAAACACCATCAGCACGCGCTCGGGTGCGTCGCAAGTCTCCAGCCACACGCACACGCGCACGTGCAGCGCTGGCACCTCCCACCCTTGCAGGCGAGCCCACATGATGAAGAAGGCCAGGAACGAGACCTTACGGCTTTCCATGCACGCGCTTGTCGAATGCGGCCTTGCCACTGCCGTTCTGCAGTTCGCGCAGCAGCTTGGCGGCCTCGCGTTCGGCGGCTGCCACTTCGGCGTCGAGTTGGTTACCTGCTGCGGCCTCGTCGGCCTCGGGTGCTGGCGTTGTGCCGGCGCCTGCCAGTTGCACATTGCCGATCATGGCGGCGACTCGGGTGTAGAGCATGCCGGCTGATGCTGCCGTCTTGCGCACCCAATAGAGATCGCCGCGCGTCTGCGCGTCCATGGCGCCGATCTTCAGGCCCTGCCCCGGCCATGAGCTTGGATCAGCCTCATCCAAGAACACATCCATGAGCTTTTCGCTCAGGGCTTGGAGCTTTTCAAACTGGTCTTGGCGCATGGCTCATTGTCCCGCAACAGCCGAAAAATCGGGAGCCCGCACCTCGTCGCTGCGTGGATCCCACCAGTAGTTTTGCCCCCAATCCTTGCGGGCCTTACCCTCGATGCGGCCCAGGTAGCCGGGGCTCAGGTTCTCCTGCAGCGCGTACAGGCCCATGTGATCGAGAGCGGCCTTGGCGTACCAGAGATTCAAAAGAGGCAGATGGCCACGAGCAAAGCGCAGAGACTCGGCTCCAAGGTGCATGTCCTTGCCTGCTTGGTTCTGGTCGAAGTTGCCCTTGGTCAGCGCGTACAGGTCAGCCACAGTGCCGAATGATGGCCCCAGGAACGAGCGACCAAAAGTGTCCATGGGGCTGCGGTCGTCGGTGGTGTCTTGCAGCAGCATGTCTCCCAGGAAGCCAAGCCCGCCGCCTTGACTCATGGCTCGGCCCCAGAACTTCGGCGTGGTCATGTCGACCGGGTCTTTGCCACTGACAAGCTGCTTGGTCTGGAAAGCCACGGCGCCCAAAGCCGTGAGGCTCACCATCATGGCGCCCGCATAGGCCAGGCGGTTGGCGGTGAGCGGCGCCCCCTGCATGCCCTGCGGCGTCTCCAGCATGCGGCGCCAATGCCGCTCGATCATCGCAATGGGAAAGGACTTAAACTGCGCCGTAGAGCGCCAGAGTTCGCCGTCGATGGTGCCGCGCTGGCTTGCCCCTGCCGTGGCGATGGCGCGCGTAGCCAGTCCGGGATTGAGCACCGCAAACTCGCTTTCGTCAGTGATCAAGCCCAGATATTTGGCGACCACTTCCCCGGCGCGCGGATCGCCTGTGGCATAGATCGCATCGGGCGTGATGTGCTCGGCGCTTCGGTGCATGACGGGCTGAGCCTGCTGGAGCACTTGCCAATCGGCCTCAGTGAGGCCCTTGGATTCCATGCGCCACCTGTCGTATTCGGCCAGGCTGCCCCAGTCAGTCGAACGCATACGAGCCATGCCCTGCATCATGGTGAGCGAGAAGGCTCGGCGCATCATGTCGGTGCGGAAGTTGTCCAGAGAAAGGCGCATTGTTGAATTTGCCAATCGGCCGGACCACGACTGCGCAATGTTCTCGCCAGTCCAGCGCGACAAGTCCGAGATCATCGATTCGGCGATCATGCCGTGGGCATTCATGAATGCCCTGGTTTCTGGGGTCATTGCTGCGCCGAGATTTTTGACCGAATCCCAGTAGCTCAGCTTGTTGTAGCCTGTCGTGACAAAGTAGGTGCCAAGGTCTGGAATCCCAGAAATGAAAACCCCTTGCAACTTGCCAAAGGTCTCGATGTTGCGCATGTGCGTACCGATCTGCGCCACGCGGGCAGACATCGGCGCGCCGGCTGAACCGTTGAGCAAGCGCCAGTAAGCCTCGGGGCGGTTGCCAAACACACGCTTGACGCCACCGTCTGCTCGGCTTGCCAGATCCATCTGCAGTTTCATCTGGCTTTCAGGGTTCGGGCCGTAGCGCTCCACCAAGCCCACATCACGAGCCAAGCCACCCAGGTGGCCGATCATGGCGTCGTACATGCTGCCCTCGCCAAACTTGCCCAGGTACTGCAGATAAGCCTCGCCGTCCTTGAAATGAATCTCGCGCGACTGGCTGCCGCGATTGGCCCGCGCACCCGTGCCGCGCGCTGCACCCGGTGCCGTCTTGTTGGCGCCGTCGCTGCTGATCGTCTCCCACGCGCCGCGCAGCATGTCCAGCACTTCGGCATCGGGCAAACGTGCACCCGCGTCATCGACATAGCGCGAGCGGTCGAGCATGGGCAACACATCAGCAGCCCAGGCGTCGCGGCCCTTGGCCAGCACTGCAGCCTGATCGTGCGCCTGGGGCAGATACCCATAGTCCAGGCGGCCCACATCGCCCCCGGCGCCATTGAAACGCTGGCGCATGGCCTCGGTGACCTTGAGCCAAGCGTCGGCGCCTGCCTTGGCGATGGCATTGCCCGTGCCTGCTTTGCCCAGGCTGAACACCTCCATGGCCAGATCGCGGGTCATCTGCGGGTTCTGGGCATCAAACAAGGTCATCAGCACCCGACGGCCAAGCCCGGCGCCTTGCTGGTTGTCGGCGGCGTCGATCAAGTCCATCAGTTGCCGCGAGCCGTCGCGCTTGATGCCCTCGATGTAGGAGTTTGTTTGCTCCAGATCCGTGACCAGGGCCTTGGTGCGCCCGCTGCCTTGGCGCTGCATGCCGTCCTGCACACGCTGCTCCATCTCGGCAGTCTTGACGGCTTGGCGCTGGGCATTGGCCACCTTGCGCGCCGCTTCTGCTGCGATGTCTCCCGCCGCTTGCTGGGCGCCCATCATGACGCGCTGGTCAGGGGTGAGGCTTTGCCAGTTGGGGTCAGAGATAGCCAATCGGCGCATGGTGGCGCGCATGCGGTCGTCGATGGCTCGGGCCTGGGCATCCGTGAGATTCTTCCCGCCTGCTGCCACTCGGGCGGCGTTGAGTTGCTGGCGGCATTTGGGGTTCATGGTGTACGCTCCGGGTCGTGGAAAACCTGTGGACCGCCCTGAAAACCATCGCCGCGATTGCGGCCATGTCGTCGATCATCCCTTTGATGATCTGGGGCGGCACAGGCGAATGGCGCGCAGGCGTCAAGGCCTGGGCCTCATGGGCAAAGATCATGGGCACCATCACCCTGCTGGGCGGTGGCTTTGGCATGATCATGGCGATCAGCGAGCACGGTTTTTCGACCGTTTGGCGGATCGTCTGCGGCTGCTGATCAGCCGTTGAGCAAGAAGCAAGTGGCCGCCACCTGCATCAAGGGCGCGTCGTTGCCCCCGATGTCGAAATCGCTACCCTCCATGGCCTCGCGCTGAACTTCGGCCAGGAACTCGGACAGGGGCATAGGCTTGTCCATGCCGTCCATCTGCACGGTCAGGTCGGGGAATTGGGTTTGGATGTCGGCCAGGCGCTGGCTCACCACTGCGGCTTCGGCGGCATCACTTCCGGCTCGGGAAACTCCACCCCCCTGCTCTCCTGTGCTTGCTGGGCCAGGGCTTGGTGCAGCTGCTGTTTGCGGCTGGGTTTGGGGTTCGGCCTGCCGTGCGCCTGCTGGCTGCGGCTCTCCTGCTCGGGGCGCTGCTGCGTCTGCTGGTGCTGGCTGCGTGGCTTGCTTCCCATTGGTGCTCTCCGTGGTGGCCATGGCTTCGCGTGCTGCGGCTGCCGTGGGCGTCTGCTGGGTGCCTGGTGCGTCGATGGCTGCGCGCTGGCGGCCGACCTGGTCGGCTTGGCGCTGCATCAGGTTCAGGGCGTCGAATGCCTGCTGGCCTGTGGCGTTGTCTTGGAGCAGGTTCTCCAGCCGGGCGACACGGGCGTGCATGTCTTCGGCCAGGGCCGAGAACTCCTTGCGCGCCTGGGTCATGGCCTGCTTGAAGCTCACACGGCCCGACTGCTGCAACTCGGTGGCGCGCTGCTTGATGGCTGCCGGGTCTTCAAACTCGGCGGCTTTGGCGTGTGCGTCTGCCAGTTCGGCCTGCATTTGGCGCACGGCACCAGGTTCTGCGCGCATGGCAGCCTGGGCCATCAGATCGGTCTGCGCCGTCTCCAGCCCCTTGGCGAATGTGTCCAGGGCCTTGGCAGTCTCCAGGCGATCCACGGGCACCAAGTCGGTGACATCCACGCGACGACCTGCGCTCAGGTCATCCATGGCCCGGGCAAAGGCGTCGAGGTGCATGGCTGCTGCTCGGGCATCTGCCGGGCTGTGCAGGCCTGCCGCCTCAATGTGCTGCGTCAACATCTCCACCCGCGCTGCGTCCACATGGTCTGCCGTGGGTCGAGTCGTCATCTGATCGTTGACAACTGCCGGCGCATCAGCGGGCAACTGCTCAGGATTCCTTACAGGTTCGCCCGCCTTGGCCTTGAGCTTCATGCCCCGCAGCGCCCACGCCCCAAAACCCGCAGGCACCAGGGTGGACACAGCCAAGCCCACCGGGTCGAATGGGTCGTACTGGTCGGAGAGCTTCGAGTAATCGGCGGCCTGCAAGATCTCGCGTGTCGCCGCTTGCTGGGCCATGAACATGCCAGGGCCACCGACGCCCACAAGGCCGATGGTCTGCGGGATCGTCTTGCCAGCCACGGGCAGAAGCACGCCGGCAGCGCTTGCCACACCGGCCACGCCACCCACCGCCGTTCGCGTACCCAGATCGACGCCCTGGGCCTTGAGGCCGTCCGCCGTGGTCAAGCCTTCGTTCAGGCCCACAGCCAAAGCGCCACCCACCGGGCCTGCGGTTGCCACTGAGCCCACGGCCTTGGCGCCGAACTTGATCAGACCGAACACAGTTTGCTCGGCTGCATGCGCCGTCGTCGGGTCAGGCATGAACGGCTTGGAGGCTTGGCGCAGTGCGTCGCCTTCGATGCTGCTGGCCGCCTGATCCTGGGCGCGCTGCTTTTCGCGGGCTCGAAACTCGGCGCCACCTGGTGCTTTGGGCTCGGGCAGTAGGTTCGCGGTCGATGCGGTGAATGCGCTCCCGATGGCACCGGCCACATCGGGCACCATGGCCATGGTTTCGAGGCCTGCAGCGGCCAAGCCACCGGGTACAGCCTTGATGGTCTTGAAGGCGTTGAACTTGGTGGCTTGGGGTGCTTGAGGCAAGGGGCGCCGGATCAAGTCGGTGATCGCGGCGTCGGTGTCGGCTTGGTACAGATCGTCCAGCATGGGCGGCTCACTTCGCGTTGATGGTGATGGGGCGGCCTTCGCTGTTTGTGGCGATGCGGCCACCCGACAGCACGGTGAAGCGGCCAGAGCCCAGGCTGATCAGTTGGGCGTCAGGCAAGGTCTTGACGAAATCAGCGATGGGCACGGCTTGGCCACCCACGCGCACAGACCCGTCTTTGACTTGCCCGGAGAAGTTCGCAGGAGTCAAGGTGCGCAAGCGTTCCTCGAAGTCGCTTTGGCTCACCTGAGCAGGGAGCGGGATTTTTCGCCCGTTGTGCTCCACGATGGAGCCTTGAGCCGCCAAGCGCACAGCGTTCTTCGGATCGACGCGCCCCTCGGAGGCCATGCCCGCAGCGATCAAAAACGCCGATTCCTTTACGTCTTCGGCCTGGCGCTGGTTCGGGTAGGCGTCGCCAATCTCTTGGGCGATCTGAGCGCGCCAGCCACTTTCGGCCATGGCGTCCACCTTCGCAGTCTTGTCCTTGAGGGCTTGCTGACCCTTGAGGATCAACTCGGAGGTGTAGCGCCCCTGGGTGGTCTTGCTCGCGCCGTACTGCAAGGCCAGCGAAAGGGCCTTGTCCTGCTTGTCGATTTGGGCGGCCAAGCCTGCAGCAGCTTGCGGGCCGATGGATTGACCCAGGGCAGCCAGCGCTGAAGACCGCTGCTGCACAGGCAAGGCGCTGAGCATCTGCCCCACCTGCAACGCCTCATCATTCGTCAGCGGCGACACCGGGCGACCTGCTCGAGTCTGCACGATCTGGGCAGCCTGCAAGCGCTGACCGATGGAGCGCGTGAGGCTGTCCGCGCTGCTGATGTCGATCGCGGGCAGCGCATCGATCACGCCACGCTGCAAACCTGCGCGCAGTGCGTCCTCGCCATAGTCGCGCTTGGAAGCGTCGAGCACCTTTTGCAGCGCGTCGCGGCGCTTGATGAGGCTGTCGCTTGCAC